TTGGGATTTTAATAATCTTGATAGATATGATAATGGTAGAGTAATTGATCCTGGCATGATGGTTTGGCAGGTACAAAATCTTCACGTTTATGAAAGACACTTTAATTTGGTGAAATAATGAGTAATCTTATACTTATCACAGATATTCTAGAAACAAAACTTCGTAAAGAAAAAGAATTAGAATATTATCAAGCTGAATTAGAAAAGCTACAACAAAAAATGTTTTTTATAAAAAAAGATATCGACATCACTAATCTAATTATAGACATGATAGAAAAAGAAAAAGTTTATGATATTCAACAAAACATGATTGGAAAAGATAGTGAGTAAATGGGATGTTCGTTACTTAAATCTTGCTAAGGAAGTAAGCACTTGGTCTAAAGACCCATCATCTAAAATAGGCGCTGTTGCTGTTGGATCAAAAGGTCAAGTATTATCACAAGGCTATAACGGATTTCCTAGAGGCATTTTTGATGGAGGTGCTAGACTAAATGATAGAGAAATTAAGTACAAATATATTGTACACGCTGAACAAAACTTAATTTATAACGCTACATATAATGGTGTTTCTCTTGATGGCGCAACACTATATGTAACTGGTTTACCAGTATGTTCTGAATGTGCTAAAGGTGTAATACAGGTTGGAATTAAACGAGTAGTTATGCCGGAACAAGAAATTAAAGAACATTGGAAAGAATCTTGGAACTATTCAAAAGTATTTTTTCATGAAGCTGGAGTAAAATATGATTTTGTTAACATCAATCTTAAATAACAAAGTGTTATAGAATTTTGGAAAAAATAGTTTACAAAGCTATTATTTTATGATAGAATATAGTTATAAAATCATAAATACATATGCGTAATTAAGGATAATTATATGACTAGAATTGCAATCGTCCTCGGTCGTGGAACTGAAGGATGTGGAGTAACTCAGTGCGCTATTCAAATGCAAAAGGTTACAGATGCAGATATTTTTTCTGCTTATGATAAAAAGTGGGGTCGTGCTAAAGGATTAGAGATCCAAGAAAAACAATTTATGATGGGCACTGAATGGGAGATTACTGCAGATGTTATTAATAATAACTATGATTTAGTAGTTATTTATTCTGTTCCATCTAAAGGACATCCTCAAGATTGCCAAGATAATTTTATCCCGTTCCTTCAACGTCTAAAAATTCGTAAAGCATTTATTAATGTTGACCATAAAGCAGCATCCATTGCACGTAATGCTAATCTAAAAGAAGTGTGTGAAAATGTTGATGTGATTATGACGCATAGCATGGAAAATGATTTCTGTAAATTCATGCGTAAAAATAAAATTCAAACCCCGCTTACAAAGATGGGTTTAGGATTTGATTATGACGGTCATCGTCAAAAGTACTGGCGTCCTATTGAAGAACAACAAGATAATGTGGTACGTTGGATTGGCCGCACAGCAATGTGGAAAGGTCCAAGTCTTATGATTGATTTCCACCAAGACGCTTTGATGGAGAATGGATTCATCACAGTACTAGAAGGATTAGAAGCTTCAATTCAATATCCTCTTGTTTTGTATCGTGATAATAAAGCTGAAAAGCCTATAGATCGTCGTATTGTAGAAAATTATTTCCGACCAGAAAAACAATTTAATGAAGTCAAGTTTACACCTGACTTATATGGTAAAGAAGAAGTAAACAAAGGTGCTTATCTTTATCCACAATATATTAATGATGAAGCAATGATGCGTATGGCTCGTTCAGCCTTTGGCTCAGATCTTTATCATTTAAAAGCAGAAACATATGGAAATAATATTGAGAACTGCCATGCTGAGTGTATCGCATCAGGTACAGTTCCATTGTTCCATAAACATTTCTGTGATAACGTAATTCACCCAGTACAGGGTGATCCTATTAGTCAATGCAAAAACTCTGGCACTATTGGTGTTGACTATACTAACTTTGAAGAGTGCCAACAACTTATGATTAAACTTAAAAATGATCCTGCGATGAGAGATGATTGGAGAGAGATGGCATTTGAATTTTGGAAGCAACACTCAGACGGTGAGACAGTTGTGAACGAAATTGTTGATCTCGCTTTGAACACTACTAGCAACCAACCACAAGGACTCGAGGAATTTTTCGGATGAAAATTTTAATTACTGGCCAAGCCGGCATGATAGGCTTCCACTCTGCTAAACACTTTGCTTCAAAAGGGCATACTGTTGTCGGAGTAGATAACTTTAACGATTATTACGATGTTAGTTTAAAAAATGAACGAGCTCGTATTCTACAAGATGATTATGGCGTAGAAACTATTTATTGTGATATTCAAGATAATAAAATTAAAGAACATAAAATGTTACAAGATGTAGATGTTATGCTTCATCTTGCGGCATATGCTAATCCAAGACATGCTCTTGAAGAACCACAACCATATATTGATACTAACATTACTGGTACTCAAAGATTGATTGAAGCAGCTGAGGAATATGATGTTCCAGTTGTATACGCTTCAAGTTCATGTGTTATGCATGGTCAGCCATTGCCTTGGAATGAGCATGATAGACCAGATATGCAAAACAACCCATATGGTTGGTCTAAACGAGCAAATGAGTGTCAGTTTGGACACTCACGATTAAGCCGATCAGCCGGCCTGCGTTTCTTTACTGTGTATGGACCGTATGGTCGTCCAGACATGGCTTTATTTAAATTCACTGATGGTATCGTAAATAATGAGCCAATCACACTTTATAATTTTGGTGATATGAAACGTGATTTTACCTATGTACAAGACATTGTAAATGGTATAGAATTAGTAGTAGATAAAGCAGTGAACGACAATGATTCTTGGCATGAGATTTACAATATTGGATATGGCCAACAAGTAGATTTGCTCGAGTTTGTAAATGAAATTGAAGCAAATCTTGATCGTAAAGCAGAACGTATTTTGGCTCCTAAACACCCTGCAGATGTCCCTGAGACGTGGTCTGACACTACTAAATTACAAGCGTTAGGTTACAAACCTACAACTTCTGTAAAAGAAGGAGTACGTGAATTTGTGACTTGGTACAAAGGTTATTATGGAGTTAACTAATGAAGATGACAATTGTTGGCCACGGATTTGTTGGCAAAGCTGTGGATTATGGATTCAGCAGTGCAGTAAAACAAATCGTGGATCCGATCTATGGTGTTTCACTATCAGATATTAAATTAAATGAAGACGTTACATTTGTATGTGTACCAACGCCTATGGGTGAAAACGGTGAGATTGATTGTTCAATTGTGGTTGACACTGTTAATGAGCTATCACAAAGACAATCAGGTATTATTGTTATTAAGTCAACAGTAACACCTGATGTTATTGATACTCTAACAAGTGGAAGCTGTCGTAATCGTATCGTCTATAATCCTGAGTTCCTTACAGAAAAGAATGCATGTGAAGATTTTGTAAACCCAAAAATGCATATTTTTGGTGGATACAAAGAAGCAACTGAAAGGTTAGAAGAGATATATAATCAATATAGCTTATGCAAACCTTGTCCAGTTCATCATATGTCAGCTACAGATGCTAGCTTTGTTAAGTATGGAATCAACTGTTTCTTAGCAACAAAGGTTTTGTGGTTCAATCAATTCTACGATGTAGTAGATAATTTTGGAGGCAACTTTGGACATATTATTAATGCAATCAGCGGTGATCCTCGTATTGGTGGGAGCCATACTCGTGTGCCTGGTTTTGATGGTAAGCGGGGTTATGGAGGCGCATGTTTTCCAAAAGACACTTCAGCATTTGCAAACTTTGCTGAAACGTTTTCAGTTTTGGAAAAAGTAATTGATGTCAATAATGAATATCGTAAAGAATACGATAAAGACGAACGTGAATTAGCTCAGAACGTGAAATATGGTTAAATATGCAAGTATCGTACCACTCATTGGTGGTGAAACAATAGCAATGGAAAATGTATTCGGGTCAAGGCCCGAGTATATTTTATCTTACACAGACTTCGAGGCAAATGATAGCCAACTTCTTAACTATTACAATCATAGCGTTCCTTATCTTAAGCTCGATGTGGGTCAGCTGGCTCCTCATAGTGTGGACGTTGTCAATACTGTTTGCCCTTGTGC